ATATGGCATTTTTATTTGAAGTAACAGGAAAGGTAGTGTTTCCAACAGCAGAGACACTACTAATCTCTCCATTCAAAGAGATATGGGAAAGAGATAAGAGTAAAGAGAAGTATCAAGCTATAAAGGAATTTACTTACATAGAGTTCTTAACTTCTATGAAGAAAAGTAATCCTTATAAGCAATACTCAGAAGATTTAAAACCTATCAAGGTTAAGGAAGCTATCTTCAAAGAAGAAGAATGGAGACCTGATGAGTTAGTAAATGAAGGACTTAAACAAATAAAAGAGTTCCAAGAAGGAGCTTCTACTACTTATTCTTACTATATTGCAGCCAAGAAAGTAGCAGAGAAGATGAAAGAGTTCTTTATTGATGTAGATATTAATGAGAGAAATGAAAGAGGTGCACCTGTGTGGAAACCTAAAGACATTACCTCTGCATTAAATGATACAGAAAAAGTCTTGTCTAACCTTAAAACCTTAGAGAAGAAGGTTGAAGAGGAACTATTTGAAGAAACTAAAACTAGAAGTAATAAACAAATAAGTCCTTTTGCAGAGCCAGGGAGTTTAAAATTAATGTAATATGAGCAGGTGGAAGATATATAACAGTGCAATAGAAACAGTTGTAAAAGAAGGAACTGTAACAGGTTGGGCTAACATAGCTAAAGAAGTTTTTAAAAGAGAAGGGACTTTATATAGTAAAGCAGATGTAGATTTATTTAGAACTTACATTAAAAGGAATTTTAATAAAGAGGATTCTTTGATTGAGGAGACTTTAGAAAAGGTTAATTTAGATAAAGGAGATTGGTCTACAGCTTGGATTAAGGAAGATGGTATTTCTTTGCTAGTAAAGAACCCTAAGAAAGGCTCTAAATCTATTTCCCTAGAAACAGTAAGGAAAGATTTAATAGAAGAGTTGATTACTTATGCACCTAATTATAAAGTGCCAACATTAAAACCTATAGTTGGAGACCCACACTTATTGACTATTGATATAGCAGATTTACATTTAGGTAAGTTAGCTACATTAAGTGAAACAGGAGAAGAATACAATGTAAATATAGCTATGCAAAGATGTGAGGAAGCTGTATTAGAATTATTAAGAAAAGCATCTGGGTTTAATATTAAACAAGTTTTATTTGTTATAGGTAATGATGTACTCCACACTGACAATGTTAAAAGACAAACTACAAATGGTACAGACCAAGATACTGATGGTGCTTGGTATGATAATTATAAACTAGCTAGAGAATTATATGTTAGGATTATAGAGCACTTAGCTTTAAAGTTTGAAGTGCATGTTGTACATAACCCAAGTAATCATGATTATATGAGTGGGTATATGTTAGCTGATTCTGTATTTGCTTGGTTACATAAACATCCAAATATAACTTGGGATATAACTATTAAACACAGGAAGTACTTCAAGTTTGGAGAGAATTTAATAGGTACATCTCATGGAGATGGTGCTAAGTTAGATAACTTACCATTACTAATGGCAGAGGAAGCTAAAGAAGATTGGGCATCAACTAAGTATAGACAAATCTTCTTACATCACTTACACCACATGAAGAAGTTTAAATTCCAAACAGGAAGTGATTTCCCTGGAGTTACAGTAGAATATTTAAGAAGTCCTAGTGGTACAGATAGTTGGCATCATAAGAATGGTTACCAACATGCACCAAAGGCAATAGAAGGATTTATACACAGTTTCTTTAATGGACCTGTAGCTAGATTAACACACATGTTTAAATAATTATGGATATAACAGAATATAGTGATGGAAAACTTAACAGCATTAGAAATGCAAATGGACAGTGGATTAATACTGAAGCCTTTAGAGAGGCTGCGAGACACTTTCAAAAGTATGACTACTATGTGGCAGACCCACATGGCAGTCCTGCTTGGTTTGAATATTGGACTGAACAGAGAAGAAGATGTATGAAAGGCTACTCTGTAGGAGGAGCTAAAATTACAGGTAACCATTATTTCTATTTAAACTTCTGCCCTATAATGAAGGTAGAAGATATGTTTGCTAAGAAGTCTAAGAAAGTAAAAGATTTTCCAGATTTCTGGGATGGAGATTACAACTACTTCTGGGTAAGGGAGATAGCTAAGGAGGGTATATTCTCTGCTAGTGATAATGATAATGCTAAAGAAGTTACATTACAATTAGATGATGTAACTCAAGCCTTAGAGTTAAAATTGTTGTTTGAATCTTTACATTTAGAGGTGAAGATAAAGCCACAGTACTTGACAGGGGGTTACAATATTATTGTAGGTAAGTCAAGGAGGAAAGGTTATTCTTATAAGTCTGCAGCAGTAGCTAGTAATAATTACTTTACTAAACCTAACTCATTAACAATCTTTGGAGCTTATGAGAAGAAGTTCTTATACCCTAAAGGTTTATTCACAATGGCAGCCAATAATATTCACTTTATAAATGAGCATACAGCTTGGACTATGCCTTCAGATGTAGTGCAGAAACAAGACCATGTTAAAGCTTCTTACATACAATTGCAGGATGGTACTAGATTAGAGAAAGGTTTTATGTCAGAGTTAATGGCAATTACCTTTAAGGATAATCCTGATGCTGCAAGGGGGAAAGATGCTGAAGAGATATTCTTTGAAGAGTCTGGAGCTTTTGGAACACCTGGACTATTAAAACAGTCTTATGTAGCATCACAAGATTGTGTAATGGCAGGGGCTATTAAAACAGGTATGATAACTATCTTTGGAACATCTGGAGATATGGAAGGTGGTACAGCAGATTATGCAGATATGTTTTCAAGACCACAAGCCTTTGATTTATTACCATTTAATAATATATGGGATGAAGGTGAGGAAGACAGTGAAACAGGATTCTTTCATCCATTTAATTGGAATACAGAAGGATTCTATGATGCACAAGGTAATTCAGATGCAGAAGCAGCTAAAGAACTAGAACTACAAGCAAGGAAAGTATTAATACAAAATGGAACTACTTCTTCTGAGATTCAAAAGAGAATGCAAGAGAAACCTCTAGGACCTTCTGAAGCCTTTGCAACAGTGTCTTTAAACAACTTTCCAGTTGTAGAGTTAAGAAGACAGTTGAGAATGGTGAAGTCTAAAGGTTGGCAAGAATCTAAAGGAACACCTGTAGAGTTAAGTGTAGAAGAGGGTGTAACTAAAGCTAAACCTATTCTAGATGGTAGTGCTAAACCTATCACTAGTTTGTACACTTCTCCTGAAGACAAGAGGGGATGTACTATGATTTATGAACAACCTATACCAGATGCACCTAGAGGGATGTATAAGATTGGGTATGACCCAGTTAGACAAGATTTAGGAACTTCTTTGTGTGCAATGATAGTTTATAAAGGAGTACATAAAGGTTCTTATAATAGCCAAATCATTGTAGCTGAATACATAGGAAGACATGAAGACACAGATAATAATGATAGGATAGCAGAGATGTTAGCTGACTTGTATAATACAACTATTATGCATGAGAATGAGGTAACAGGAGTTAAGAATTACTTTAGAAGAATAAAGAGACTTAACTTACTAGCTGCACAACCTGATTCAGTAATTTCTAAGAATATTAAGAAATCTACTGTAGCAAGGGTGTATGGATGTCACATGAACCTACAATTAAAAGATGCTGCTGAAAGGTATGTTAAGACTTGGTTGTTAACAGTATTAGATTATGATGAGAATGGAAAACCTGTTACAGTTATAGATAAGATATATTCTATTAGATTATTAGAGGAATTAATCAGTTACAATAGGAAAGGGAATTATGATTTAATTTCAGCATTGTTTATGTGCATTTTCCAAGTGCAAGAAGATGACCTAGGTAAGGAGTATGATAAACCTTATGAAAATAAAAATATGAAAAAACTTGTAGGTATGATGGGAAATATGTATAATAAACAGTAACTTTGTAGGATAAGACCTTTATTATGAGTAAGAGATTAATAAAACAAGATAATAGATTAACTGAGTCTCAAAAGAATGCCAAAGATAAACAGTGGTATAAAGATAAAGTAGATATGTATGACAGAGGTCATGAGAATTATACTTATTCTAGTAACACTGTAGGTAACACTGGAGATGACGATTATAAAAGAATGCAAGTCAATTTTGACTTGTTTAATAATATATTGAATTTAGCAGACTTCCAATATGTCTGTAAGCCTTTTGGTGAAGATGCTGGAGAGTTACCTGCTAACATGGTTAACAGAGATATTATATCAGGTAAGATTAAAGCATTACTTGGCATGGAAATGAAGAGACCTTTTTCTTGGAATATTGTGGCAACTAATCCAGAGGCTACAACACAAAGAGAGAAGAAGGAAACTGATATGTTAAAGGAGTATGTTACCCAGCAAATCATGCAGCCT